CAGGAGATCGACCCAACTCCGTTCCAGGAGATGAAGCAGAACATCGCTCAGCTCAAGCAAGAGCTGACCGAGCTGCTCAACCCCGTCAATCAAATCACTGGCGCAGCTGGTGCGATTGGCCAGGCATTCAGCACCTCCTTCATCAACGTCATCAACGGCAGCCAGACCGCCCAAGAAGCGCTGGCTGGCTTCTTCCGGAACATCGGCAACTACTTCCTAGATATGGCAGGCCAGATCATCGCCAAGATGATCACGATGGCGATTCTGAACACGGTTGTTGGCCTGCTGCCTGGTGGAGCGGCGCCATCGACTAAAACCAATTCCATTCAGAGTGGCTCTGATTTTGGCTTAAAGGGCAACATCATCTCAATGGGCGGTCCTGACTTTGCCGCCAAGGGTGCTTATTTCGCGGGAGGTGTCGCCAAATTTGCAATGGGCGGCATCGTCAACCGTCCCACCATGTTCGCTTACGCCAACGGTGGCACGGGGCGCTTTGGCCTGATGGGTGAGGCCGGCCCGGAAGCGATCATGCCACTCAAGCGTGGACCAGACGGAAAGCTCGGCGTCGCTGGCGGTGGTGGCGTAAGCGTCGGTCAAATCAACATCACGGTTGAGAACAAAGGTGAGCAGCTAAGCCCTGCTGCACAGAAGCAGATCGCTAATCAGGTGCAAGGAATTGTCCTTGCTAATCTGGTCAACGAGCGCCGCAGTGGAGGCATCCTGCGATGACCGCATACATCAACCTGAATAATGCGGAGATTGCGCTTGAAACGACCGTTAAGCGCACCACCCGCAGCCAGCGAGCGCAGTTTGGAGACGGATATTCTCAGGTTTTAACCGACGGCCTTAATAACCAACTGGAGCGGTGGTCTTGTACCACTGGTCCTTTGTTTGAGAACGAAGTTTACGGGATTGAGTCTTACCTGCTGAGGCAACGCGGTCGTGCGTTTAGTTGGTTAGCTCCGAACTCAACCAAGACGTTTACTGCCCAGTTTGAGGGCGGAACGCTTGACCTCGGTTACGACAACATCCAGACTTTAGTCATTGCCGGGGAAAACCGGCCAGGCAACTACACCGCTAACCTGGCCACCGGAATTTGTACTTCAGTGGATATCGCCAATCTCACCGACGTAGAGGTGACGCTTACCTTGGCAGCTCGGAACTACATCATTAGCGACGGCTGGCAGTTTTCGTTTATCAGCAACAAATATTTCACCTTGTCGTTCGACCTGCAGCAGGTCTACGTATGACACAATCTCCCCCGGTTGCTGAGACATTTAAGACCCAGATGCCGGAGGTCATTGACCTCTTTGCTCTGGATATTTCAACGCTGTTGCCGTCTGGTTCGACCGACCAGTCGATCTATCGCTTTTGCAATTGGTCGCAGTCAAACGGCTCGGACATTACGTATAGGACTAATACCTACACCGCAGTCCCGATGGAGGCCAGCGGGTTTGAGCTTAATACAAGCGGCAAACTGGAGCGCCCCAGCATTGTGTTTGCCAACGTGGGCTTGGCAATTACATCGCTGACTAATACGTATAGCGATTTGGTCGGAGCAAGCGTTAGCCGGATTCGCACGCTGACGACATATTTAGACGGAGCACCTGGGGCGGATCCCGATGCCTACTGGGGACCAGACGAGTGGGCAGTCGAACAGAAATCAAGTGAGACAAAACTTGCCGTCACTTTCCAGTTGGCGGTGCCTTTTGACCTTGAAGGTCGCAGCCTTCCCGGTCGTCGCCTGTTACGTGAACAGTGCCAGTGGGTCTACCGCAGCGACATTGGCTGCCACTACGACGGCGAGAGCTACTTTGACGCGAATGATGACGTCGTGGCGCACCAAACCGATGATGTATGCGGGAAACGATTGAGGAGCTGCCAGCTTCGATTCGGTGAAGGTAATCGCCTGCCGTTTGGCGGGTTCCCAGGTCTCGTTGATTCTCAGGGCTGATGTTGTCTCAGTGGCAAAACCCGCTTACCGCTGAGCAGCGGCTGGCGATGCGAACTTATGCAGAACGTGCATACCCAAAGGAGACTTGCGGTTTCATCTTGATGGATGGCTCGGTTGTTGAATGCCGCAACATCAGCGACCAGCCGGACACTTTTGTGATGAATGCACAAGACACGGCTGATTACATCGACGACGCAAAAGCCTGCTGGCATAGTCACGCTGATTACACCGGCTTCAGCCCCGCCGACATCAAGGCGTGCAAGGCCTTGAACATGCCTTACGCCGTTTGGAACTGCGGCGGCAGCGAGGCATTTTGGTTGGACCCATCCCAGGACGCGGGTTTACTGGGTCGCCCTTGGAACTATGGGATTTACGACTGCTACTCCGCCGTGCGGGACTGGTACAAGCAGCAGCTAGGAATTGAGATGGGCGACTATCCGCGCCGCTACGAAGGCGAGTGGTCGAAACCGGGCTTTGTGTTTTTCGAGCAGAATTTCGCATCTGAAGGCTTTGTCAAGTTGCCACCTGGATTGGACTTGGTACGTGGAGATGTAATCCTGTTCAGGATCCGCAATCAGAACGCCTGTAATCACGTTGCCGTGGTGGAGGATCCAGTCGCCAACAGGCTGTATCAACACTTGGTTGGCAGATTGTCTGGAACCACTTCTTACAGCGGATATTTCCGCGAGAATACTCACATGGTTGTGCGGAGGGCAGGCTAATGGTGACGATCCGATTGCTTGGCGAGGCGGGGCGCCGTTTTGGCCGTCAATTCAAGCTTGTGGTCAAAACCCCAGCCGAAGCTGTTCGCGCATTGTGTGCCCAAATCCCCGGTCTACGTCAGTACCTGCTGGACTCAGGGGAAAACGGACTGAACTGGCGCGTAATCACGGATCATGCGGCTGGATTAGACGAGGACCAGCTGATGTGGCCGATGAGTAAAAGCTTGGTCCTTGCCCCTATCCCTGTGGGCAAAGGCGCCGTCGGCAAAATTCTTGTTGGCGTTGCCCTCGTCGTCGCTTCAGTTGCAATTGTTTTTGGTACAGCTGGTGGCGGCATACCGTTTGCAATTGCAGGTCTTGGGATGATCTTCAGCGGTGTCGCGGATCTGCTGACACCTACGCCCAAGATGCCAAATGTGTCAGCAGGGGCAGCGGGGAGGTCTGGTGGAGGAATCACCTCAGGACGCAGCCGTGAAGAACAGCAGCGGGCATTCACTTTTGACAAGTCCAACGCCAACACCCAACAAGGCGAAGTCGTTCCAGTGCTCTACGGTGAGCGCATTATCGGGTCGTTGCCCGTCCTGAGCTTCGGTCTGGAACTACAGAACAGCCTCTGATGGAAGACTTTCAAGATCTACCTGAAATCAGCGGTGCCGGCGGTGGCGGCGGTGGTGGTCAGCAAGTTGTCAATCAGACTGTTCAGCAAAACGTTCAGATTGTCGCGCCAACCCGCCAATCGGTTGAAACTGCAAACAATCTGTTCTCTGTTGCGTTTGCCAAAACCGTCTACGCACTAAGCGAAGGCGAAATCGAAGGCTTTCCTAACAGCATCACTAAGGACACATATCTGGATTCAACGCCAATCCAGAACCCGGATGACAGTTACAACTTCGAGGGTTACACGATTGATCATCGGACTGGGACGGACGAAACCCAGACGCCTATAACGGGATTTAGTACGACTGAAAACGCAGTTGGCGTAAGCACTGCGGTCACAGTCGCGACCGGGGCAATCACGCGAACCATTACCGACACCGATGTTGAACGGTGCCGTGTGATCATCAATCACCCTGCGCTTCAGGCGACCAACCGAGATAACGGTGATATCACCGGAACCAGTGTCGAATACAAGATTGAGGTCTCGGCGAACGGTGGTGCTTACATTCAAAAAGCGCGACCAACAGTTAGCGGAAAATCAAATAGCCAATTCCAGCGGGCTTATGAGTTCGACCTGCACGGGGGCGGCCCTTGGACGATTCGCGTAACAAGAATCACTGCTGACAGTGATACCGCGTATTTGCAAAACAGCATTACTTGGCAAAGCTACGTCGAAATTATTGACGAAAAACTCGCCTATCCAAATACTGCCTTAATGGCGCTCAAAGTTGATGCGCGGCAGTTCAATAGCATTCCCAACGTATCAGTCAAGCTTCGTGGCAAGCGCGTACAGGTTCCCAGCAACTACAACGCAGAAACCCGCGTATACACAGGCATTTGGGACGGCACCTTTCAAACGGCTTGGACTGATAACCCTGCCTGGATCTTCCGCGACATTGTTGTTAATGATCGCTTTGGTGTGGCGCGTTATGTTCCAAACATCTCAATTGACCCGTGGTATCTCTACTCAATTAGCCAGTATTGTGATGAACTAGTTGACAACGGGATCGGTGGAACTGAGCCTCGTTTTACCTGTAATGTCTACCTGCAGAACGCTGGCAGTGTCTACGAAGTCCTGAATGGTCTTGCCTCGTGCTTCCGGGGCTTGATTTATTACAGCCAGGGGCAGCTGTTCCTTACGCAAGACCGCGAACAGCTCCCAGTTCAGCAATTTAGCGAAGCAAATGTCATCCAAGACGTTGATGACTCCGGGCGAGTTACTGCTCCTTGCTTTACTTACAGCGGTACGGCGCGAGGTGCTCGCAAATCTGTTGTCCTGGCTAACTGGGACGATCCAAACCAGGCCTACTCCAGCGTTACTGAGTACCAGCAAGATGATGTTTTGCTGGAGACCTTTGGCTACAACCCGATTGACCTGCGGCTGCTTGGAGTTACGTCACGCGGTCAAGCGTTACGCGCAGCAAAGCACACGCTGTTCTCTAACCGCTATCTGACTGAGAAAGTCAGCTTCCGTATCGCGGCTGAAGGCTTGGCAGCTGGTGTTGGCGAGATCATCCAGATTGCCGACCCTCTTAAGCAGGGCCAGCGCTTAGGCGGTCGCATAAAGGAGATCAACGGCAACAACATCAAGCTCGACGCTGTACTGAGCCTGAATGACGCCATTGATTACACGCTGACGTTGGTGCTGCCTGACGGCGAAACCGTTATCAACCCTGACGGCACAATCACCAAACGCCCGAAACTCAGCGTTCACAATCTGGTCAGCGCTAGTGAAGATTACGCAGCGCCAGAGTATCGGCTTTTTTCTACCCAAGACGAGACCGATGAGCTGATTACTCAATCCGGTGACAGCTTGGGCGGCCTGGTTTTGATTGACACCCTTGGAACGACCACGGCGGTGGTTGATGGGATCGTTGACAGCCAAGTCAATGCCCTGTGGGTCCTTGAGTGGTCCGACCTGCAGGCTGCGCTTTACAAGATTATTGCCATTACTGAAGTTGAACCACTTGTCTTCCAAGTTGAAGCTCTCCAGTACAACGCGAGCAAGTTTGATTACGTCGACAACGATCTGCCGATTGCCATTCCCAAGGATCGCTTCACGCTGACCCCGGCACAGTCGCCAACTGGCACAAGTGCTCAGCTGATCTACAACAATGGGCGAGCACAAATTGTCGCGACTTGGGCCACGCCCCAGCGAAATGAAGCTGACGACATTTTGGTCAAAGGCTACCGGTATCAATGGCGTAAATCTGACGCCGTTCAGTGGAGCGACATTCGCGACATCAGCGTTACCAACGCTTCCATTAGCTTGTCTGAGCACGTTTTTGGCGATGCATACGATTTCCGAGTAGCAACCTTCGACCGGCTTGGCCGGCAAAGTGAATACGCAACGGTTTCGGTTGCCGGCTTTGAGGCGATCCCGGATCTAAGCGCTGCAGAGTTTGGCGCCACGGTCACTCACGCCAACCAGCCTGATGGCACCCAGCTGATCATTGTCGATCCCGGCACCTGCCCGATCCTGCCTCGGATTACTGGATTCAAGTGCTGGGCAAAACCACGCAACCTCAAAGGCGGTGAGATCCCTGGTGTTAAGACGCCCCAGGACGACGGCTGGTACTTCTTGGCGGATATTCCGCTCACGGGTTACTACACGATCGCATTCCACGCGCCGGACACCTACGACGTTCGGGTCAGCTTCACGAGTGCAGTCTTTGGCGAAGAGCCTGATGACTACATCTACGACGTGGTGGAACGTGGTGAGATCGCACCGCCTACCCCCAACAACTTCAGCGTCGTCGAAAACGTCAACAGGACAGCCAAGCGCTTTAGCTGGCAACTGCCCCTGAGTGAATACGGCAGCTGGGACCAAAAGGTTGTCAGTGACATCACTGGCTACGAGGTGCGCTTTAAGCGCGGAACACTCTCTAGCAACATCGTTGAATTTGACATTGATGCTGATGTCATTCGGATCAAAACCTCAACCGTTATCGGCATCAAAACCAACCAGCACTTGCTAGCTGTTGGCGAGGAGATTGTTTTCGCTGCCAACACTGGCACGCTGCCAACGGGCATCACGGCTGGCACCACTTATTTCGTGGCAGCAGATGGATTCAACAGCGTTGAATTCAAGGTTGCAGCAACTGCAGGCGGCGCTCCAATCAACCTGACCGGCACGGCAACTGGCAACTACAGCGTTTCAGGCCCAGGCGCCTTGGCCACTCGCCTGAACCTGTCCGCTAGCTGGGGCGCAGGACTTGAGCTGGCATCGGGTGGTCTGAACGCCAATCAGCAGTGGTTTGAAACCAGCTTGTTTGATACGGACAGCTGGGTGGTGATGGTCAAGTCGGTTGATGCAACCAACTGGCGCTCTGACCTTCCGGCCTTCGTGCTGGTCAACATTGGTGCACCACCGATCAGCAACGCAGTCGCAACGATCAACGCCAGAACCCAAGGCGCTGGCAGCTGGGAAGGCAACTACATCAACTGCGAAGTCGATGGAAACGGTGATTTGGTGCAGACCGACGCCAACCGAGACAGCATCTTTACTTGGAACTTCGACAACGACGAAGCCGAAAGCAACCTGCTGCTGAGCACCACCGCGACGGCAACGTACCAACACAAACTGGTTGCGCTGACTGGTGAAGGGATTGCCCTGGTGCAAGACCCCGATGGCACCAATGACGATGACAAGCTGCTGCAGGAAGACACCCCGGTTGTGATCGACGTTGCTACTAGCAGCTTCCAGCTACAGCGCGGCGGCAGCACAATCGCTCACCTACTCAAGGTCAACGACACCCTGGAGTTTGTTGAGGTTTCGGGCAGCTTGCCCACTGGCATTTCTACTGGGACGACCTACCACGTTGTCACTACAGACCTGACCAGCACTGTCTTCCGTGTTTCGGCTACTCAGGGCGGCACTGCCATCACCCTCAGCGGATCTGCTTCTGGAACGTATGCGGTGAGAGGGTTCGACATTTTGGCCGAGCAACGGTTCTACAACGACACGGAACTGGCAGAGGGCGGCATTGTTCACCCTTACGCCCCATACGAAAGATTGCTGGGTGATGTGTACCGCGTCGAAACCACCTTCAAATCACCTGATGGCATCGTTGCTGGCAACATCACCGCACTGACTGCCCAGCTTGATTACCCCGATGTGATTGAGACGGTCAACGATGCAGCGATCAGCGGCAGCTCGGGTGGATCGGCAATCAGCCTCACCAAGACATTCCGTTCGATTAGCAGTGTTCAAGTGACATTGCAAAACACCAGCGCGGTGACTGCAGTGGTGCTATCCAAATCCACTACTTCAATTACAGTGGAATGCAGAGACGCATCGGGCACTGCGGTTGCCGGAACTGTTGACCTCGTCGTTGTGGGCTACTAATGGCTGACCGTCGCATATCCCAGCTGGCTGCAGCGGACACGCTGGTCGAAAATGACCTGCTGCCCTTTGTTGACATCAGCGA